TTGTCACCCCGGTGTTGATGAAGGCCGAAGCCGTATCGAAGTTCCGCGAGTGGGAGCGCTTGGGGTTGGTCGAAAACATGGCCGACTTCAAAGCCAACCTGATCGGCGAGCGAAACGAAAGCGACCCAAACCGCATGGACATGCTGTTGCCGCCAGACCTGGTCAATCAGCTGCGCATCGTCGCCAACAAAATTCAGTTCCGCCTGTAACGGCGACCGCCAGGAGAGAAACACATGGCAGGTAAAAACCGCGTCGGCGGAATCATCGCCTTGAAGGTCAACGGCGACATCTATTTCGCCAAGGGTAACTTCACCTACAACCTCGGCAAACCAAAACGCGAAGGCGTTGTGGGTGCCGATACGGTCCATGGCTACAAGGAGACCCCTCAGGTCCCCTTCGTTGAAGGCGAGATCACGGATCGCAACGAGCTCAGCCTCGAAGATCTCGTAACGCTCGACGACGCCACAATCACGCTGGAGCTCTCCAACGGCAAGGTCATCACCCTGAGTGAAGCCTGGTACGCGGGTGAGGGCACCGGCAACACCGAAGAAGGCAACATCGCTTGCCGCTTTGAAGGCATGTCTGCCGAGGAAGTGAAGTAATGGCAAAGGAAAAAAAACTGCAACTGGCTGAGCAGGTCACCTTCGGCAAAGACACTTTTACCGAGCTGACCGTCACCCGCAAGCTGAAATACCTACGTGGTCACGCGTTGCGTATCACTTCCGATGGCAAGGGTAACGGCGGCGCGGACATGGACTTTGCCACGCTGATTGACCTCGGCGCCAAGATGGTTGGCCATCCTCCTGCGTTGCTCGACGAGCTGAGCGAGGACGATCAAGCCGCCGTCATTGGCGAGGCCCGCGATTTTTTGCTGAAGCACCTCGGGGGTGGGAAGGAGGCGTAACAGTCGTCGTCAAGGTTATGAGCGTTCAGCCGTCGGAAGTCATGGAAATGGATTTCGACGAGCTGAACTGGTGGCTTGAGCGCACCGAGGAATGGGTCGGATGGCAAACAACGGATACTCCCTAAGCTTAATCATCAAGGCTGTCGACCGGGTAACCGCCCCTTTGCGGGGGATCTTCGGCAAGGTCAAGGCGGCCAGCGCCGGCATTACCGGGGCGCTCGATCGGGTGGGTCTGCCGGTCTTCACTAATAGCCTGAAGAATGTTGGCGGCGCCATTGGTGGTGTCGGCAGCGCGGTCGCATCGAGTACCCAAAGGCTACTTGGTTTGGGGGCGACCCTCGGGCTTACAACCGCGGCATTGAACCTGTTCTTCCAAGGCTTCGCGGATGCAACAGGTGCAATTGGTGACACAGCGGAGCGGACCGGCATCAGCCGCGAGCGATTCCAGGAGCTGAGTTTCGCGGCGAAGTTGACAGGGTCATCCGCAGAAACTCTCGGCGGGGCTTTGCAGAAAATGCAGATCAACGTCGGCGCAGCCACGGCAGGCTCGAAAGAACTCAAGGAGATGTTCAAAGGCCTGGGGATCAACATCAAGGATGCATCCGGCAAGCTGAAGAGTTCGGATGCGTTGTTCGACACCTTCGTCGATCGCATCTCGAAAATCAAAGACCCATCGCTTCAGGCCCAGGCCGCCGTGAAGATCTTCGGCAAAAGCGCAACCGAACTGCTGCCGCTGATCCGTGGCGGCGGTGCGGGCATCAAGGAAATGGCAGACGAGGCGCGACGCCTGGGTTTGGTGATCTCCGATAGCGCGGTTCGTGAGGGCGAGACCTTCGGCGATACCTTGGACACCTTGCATGCTGCGTTGAGCGGCGTGGGCAACACCATCGGCAGTTCGCTGGTTCCTCAGTTGAACAAGCTCGGTACCCAACTGATCGAGACCATCGTGAAGTACCGGCCTCAGATCGAGGCGTTCGCCACTGCGTTTGCGGCGAACCTGCCCGGCAACATCGAGAAGGTCACTGGCTTCTTGGGTGATCTGTACGACGGCGTGCAGCCGGTGATTCAGATCTTCAGTTCGCTGTCGGAAACCTTCGGCGCGGCCAACCTGATCTTCACCGCGTTGGGTCTGTACATCGGGGGCGGCCTCCTGATGGCTGTCCTGAATCTCGCGGTGGCGCTCAAAGGCCTGGGCGCGGCGATCGCCCTTACCCCTGTTGGCTGGTTTCTCGCCGCAGTGGTTGCGATCGGTGCGGCAGCCTTCGTCATCTACAAGAACTGGGACAAAATCGTTTCGTTCTTCGAAGAGAAATGGGCCGGGGTAAAAGCAGCCTTCAGCGACGGGATCATCAACGGCATATGGAAGGTGTGGACCGAGTTCAACCCGGTCACGCTGATGATGCAGAGCTTTAACGGTTTGCTCAAATACCTGACTGGCTGGGACCTCGGCGCAATCCTGGGGGCCAAAATCTCTGAAGCCGTCGCTGCCATAAAGAACGGGTTGCCCGACTGGGCAAAAAACATTTTCGGTATTGACGGTGCGAGCGTCAGCGGTGGCGTTGAGGGCGGCGCACCCGCGGCTTCTGCCGGCGCAGCGGATAGCGACCTTGGACGCCGCGCCGCTCAGATCGGTCAAAACGCTGTTCAGCAAATGGCCCAGCCGCCGCAAGCAGTCAGGGTGCAGGTCGACCTGAACAATGTGCCGGCAGGCTCCAAGGTGAAAACCGAGGGCAGCCAGGGCGCGACCTTCGACACCGATATCGGCTACTCGATGATGGCCCCATAACCGGAGCTCCCCATGGCTTGGCGAGACAACTACCGCGCCGCGACTTTTCGCGGCGTGGGCTTTTTTGTGGCCACGGCAGACAGCAGTCACGGTCGCCGGCAGGCAGTTCACGAAACAGCTCAGCGCGACACTCCATATACCGAAGACCTCGGCCGCAAGTCGAGAGAGTTCGGGATTACCGGTTATCTGCTGGGTAAAGAATACGACGTCATCAGGGAAGAACTGATCAAGGTCTGCGAACAGGCAGGCCCCGGCGTGCTGGTTCATCCATACCGTGGCGAGATGACGGTGGTGTGCCGTGGGCTCAACGTCAGTGAGAGTTCGGAAGAGGGGGGCAAGTGCACCCTCACGATGACATTCCTGGAGGCGGGCGAGGCGTCGTACCCATCGGCTAAGGTCGACAGCGTCAACGCTATCAGCGCAAAGGCGGGTGAAGTCACCGAGGCAGGCAAAGAGAATTTCGTTTCCGACTTTCTTACCAAGGGTTATCCGTCGTTCGTGGCTGAGGCCGCGACGACGCAAATTCAGGGGCTGAGCGATTTCCTCAGTTCGCCCGAGTTCATCGTCTCCAGCGACATACAGGCGGTGTCTGATTATTACGACAAGGTCAAAAGCATAGGCTCTGACGCGTTCGACTTGATCCAGAAACCGTTTGAGTTTGCCGACCGAGTCGTCGACGCGATCAGCAGCATTCGGTCCGCCTTCGGTGGCAGTTCCTTCGGAATGCTGATGAGCCTGTACAACCAATATTTTTCCAGCAGCGACAGCGGTTCCAGCAACAAGACGCCAAGTCGTCAGCAGGTAGTGACGAACACCAACGCCGTGGCCGGGCTGGTTCGCCAGGCCGCTATCTCTCAGGCAGCGGTGGCGGCGGTGGTCACGCAGACGACCGAGGATGTCTCGAACGGTGGCACGAAAACTACGTCTTCACCGACGAAGTACGACAGCTACGAAGCGGCTATTGCCGTGCGCACTGAGCTCGCTGACCGCCTGGACGAGGAAAGCGAAACGACCAATAGCGATCTGGTCTACATCGCGGTCACTGATCTCAGGACCGCTGTGGTCCAGGCCGTGCCCGATCCGGAGCAAGATCTGCCACGTCTGGCGACATTCTCGCCGCGACAGACGCTTCCTTCATTGGTCGTTGCCTATCAGCTTTACGGTGATGCCAGTCGTGCCGAGGACATCGTGACGCGTAACGATCCGCGCCGGCCAGGTTTCCTGACTGGCGGTCAACAGCTTGAGGTTCTTGCAAATGGATGACCTTGAGCTGCTGGTCAACGGGACAAACTATTTTGGCTGGACTTCGCTCGGTGTTACCCGCGCGGTCGACGCTTCCTCGGGCGCTTTTACAGTGACGCTGACAGAACGCTGGGAAGGACAGAATGGAATGGCCGCACAAGAGGAGCCGTGGCCGATCCTACCCGGCGACCGCTGCGAGGTGCGCCTTGGCGGAATCCCGATGGTGATCGGCTACATCGATATCTTCAAACCTTCGTTCAGTGCCAACGACCACACCATCAACATTCAGGGTCGTGACCGCACGGCGGACCTGATCGATTGCAGCGCCGTGCACACGCCGGACGAGTGGAAGAACATCAACCTTTTCCGTTTTGCCAAGATTCTGGCAAAGCCTTTCGGGGTCGGTGTATCAGCTGACGTACCGGTGGGCGAGGTCTTCTCGGTGTGCAAGCTGCAGCAGGGCGAAACGGCATTCGAAGCGATCGAGCGATATGCGCGGCAGCGTCGGCTGTTGCTGATGCCGGACGGCGCGGGCGGCCTGCTGATCACCCGTGCCGGCAATAAACGGGCGTCAGTGGGGCTGGTCCAGGGCGAAAACATCCTCAGCGCCTCGGGCAGCATTGACCACAGTCAGCGATTCCGTAACTACCTGGTGAAGGGGCAGGCCGCATACGACCCGAGCAGCCAGGGCGAGACGGAGGCGCACATCGAAGGCGGTGCAAGTGACAGCGGCATCAGGCGCTATAGACCCATGTTGGTCGTTGCTGAGTCCGGCAGTTCATCCGGCAGTGCCCAGGAGCGTGCCACATGGGAGGCCAACAGCCGGCTGGGCAAGTCCGCTTCAGCGTCCATCACCGTACAAGGCTGGCGCCAGACCCCGGGCGGCCCGCTGTGGGAGCCGGGCATGTTGGTTCAGGTCAAGTCACCGTGGTTGCGCATGGATGGGCAAATGATCATTCGCCAGGCCACCTATGAGCGCGGCGAAGGCGGGACCACAACGAAACTCGACATCGTGAGCCCACAGGCCTTTTCCCCGGAGCCGCCCGACTCGAACAAAGGGGTGAAGGGGAAGGCAGGGAAAAAGGGCGGTCGAAACATTTGGGCGGAAGCCATCGGGGAAGAGGACAGAAAGGATGGGTAACCCAATTCGCGAGCTCGGTAACCGCGTGATGATGATGTTTGGCCGGGGCGTGCTGCGGAGCGTCAATGACGCGAATGGCCGTCAACAGTTGCAGGTTGAGCTGTTGAAGGATGAGCTGCGCGATGGTGTTGAGCACATGCAGAACTACGGCTTCACCAGTCACCCAAAGGGCGGCGATGTCGCTGTGGCTTTCATCGGTGGCAACCGGGAGCAGGGCATTGCTCTGGTGGTTGATGATCGCCGGTACCGCATCAGCCTGGAACCGGGCGAGGTGGCCATCTACGACGACCAAGGTAACAAGATCGAATTGCTGCGCGA